TATTGAGTATTTCCGGTGCTTCGTTGCTTATGATTGCCATCCACTTGTGGAAAAGTTCTTTGTCCTTCGTGTTCTTCAGGTCAAAATCAAGGCACCCGTAGTTATTGCCGGTGAGAATCATTAAGCCGTTATCAGTAGCCCGTAGGTGCAAGTCATCCGGATTACTCCAATTGCGGTGTGATACAGGTTGCTTAGTTGCAGCATCCCATTGTATGGGGATGACTTTAAGGCCGAGTGATTGGTAATCGGTGTATTGGTGCATGGGTAATTATTAGAATAGTGATGTTTGGGCTTTCTCTAATATTGCAGAGTTAAGATTCTTTTTTGCTAAATCGAAATAACTTTCTTTTAGTTCAAATCCTATCCCTTTACGATCCATCTTTACTGCCTGATAAACTTCACTACCAATACCCATAAACGGAGTAAATACCGTATCACCTTTATTACTATACAAATGTATCAATCTTTCAATAGTATCTAACTGCAAAGGGCAAATATGCTTTTCATCATTTTCATCCCTGCCATTACGATAGCCCTGTAATGTATTACCATAATCAATATCCATCCATACTGGAGATGCATACTTTTGCCAAAGGTCAACAGGTATATCAGTATTAGTTACTGGATTGCATCTTTCGCCATCTTTTCTAAAAATCATTACATAATCAGGAATACCAACCCTACTCATTGTACTATCCTTTTTAACCTGCTTATGTAGTAATCCTAATGCTTTTGTCCTTTGCATTTCAACTACAGGATCTTTCCAAATAGTTACCCTACTGGCGTAAACAAATCCTGAATCCTCAAATGCCCTGAGTAACAATCCGCTAAAATCACGCAGCCCTATAAATCCGTGTTTACCTTTTTGTATAGGCAAGTCCATACAATGTACTGCTACATTTCTACCGGACATCATGACTCTGTATAATTCTTTAATTAAATAACTAAACTGAATCAAAAATTCAGTATAGTCTTTAGAGTTTCCCATATCTTCTACATGGCTGCTATACGTGTATAATTCAGCAAATGGCGGGCTAAAAACAGATAACCCTATACTTTCATCATCAATAGAAGAAATAAGTTGAACACAATCTCCTCTTTTAATTTTATACCATTCATTATTTTCTTCTAAGGTATCATAACTATTATTAGATAACAATCTACCTGCTAAGTTTTCATTTATTGCGTTGCTCATTTCTGATTGCATAATTTCAAATTGTTTTTGTTTATGGTTTATTGATTCCTTTACGTTGCTCATTGTATCTGTAGTTATCAGATAAATATTAACTTCATGCTTTTGCCCGAATCGGTAGCTTCTTCTAATTGCCTGATACAATCCTTCAAATGAAAAATCTAAACTTGCAAATACTTGATTTCTACAATTTTGGTAATTCATACCGAAACTTGCAATCTTAGTTTTTGTAATTAATATTCTAAATTCGTTATTTGCGAATCCTAATAGCTTTTCTTTTTTCCATTCGTTTGTGTCGCTACCTTTTACTTCTACAGAATCAGGAAGTAATTTTTTCAGCAACTCGCCTTCTTCATTCTGTTTAATCCAAATAATAAAGTTTTCTTTTGGCTTACTATTAATAATTGATACTACTTCATCCAGTCTGTTTACTTTTGTTAATCGTAATTCTTGATTGAAATTTGTTGCTGAAATAATCGCATCATTGAATAAACTACCGTTATTGCGCTTAGGAGTTATAATTTGCTTTTCAATTAAGTTAAGGGTTGGCAAGTTATAACCTTTCATTTCAAATCCAATATCCATAGGCTTATTTAACATTATAGCCCATGTACCAATAAATTGATAAAATAGTTTTACTGCGTGTCCTTTTAATCTCCATTTAGCAGTTTCCCCTCCATCATGCACAAAGTACATAGCTAACATTTCATTCCGGCTCATTACATCCAAAAATTCGGAATGGTTTCCCAGTTCCATCGGATCGTTTGGGGATGGAGTGGCGGTGCATGCAAGTTTATACGGAGTGTTGGAAAATGAATCAAGTATTAACTTTTTTGTTGCACCTTCAAAGTTTTTTAATATACTACTTTCATCAAGTACAATACCGGAATAAATACTGCAATCTATGTTATCAAGTTGCTCGTAATTATTTACATCAATGTTACTCATATCAATACCGAACTTTGCGCCTTCCTGTATTGTTTGCCCTACTACTGCCAAAGGTGCCAATATTAATACTTTGCCATTTGTTTTTTTGCATACCTGATTAGACCATTCAAGTTGCATCAATGTTTTACCCAATCCGCAATCGGCAAATATTGCATACTTTCCTGATTTTAATGCTCGCTTAACAATAAACTTTTGGAAGTCAAACATTGAATTATTTAATTCTGATTCATCAATAATGAATCCTGAATTAATATGTGTCTTTTGCTTTGTTTCTAAAAACTCTAAATAATCTTTTTGCATGGGTTTAGTTTATAATGTTAAATTGGTTTTTGACTTATATCTCGGTCATTAAGGTCATATTGTGCCTTTAATGAGTTGTAATCTGGTCAAATATAATGAAGAATTCCTCCGGTGTATGCACGAATTCGTAAATTCCCCCTGCTTGCCGTTCCCGTTGCTGCTCTGCAAGTTGTTCTGGCCGGGGCTTGTCTTTGCCCGTTTTTATTTCGATCATAACTGACCTGCCTTTGATAGTAGCCGAAATATCAGCCGTGCCTTTCCTTGTTGCAGATGGGATGAACTTGCCGTTAATTTGCCGTCCCATCGTATTTATCCGTGTAGCACGGTAGCCAGACCAGTTAAGGAAGTTGATTATGAACGTAGTCAGCCCATTGGATTTCGCAACCACAGGCGTAGGCGGCCCAGTGTAGAATCCATCCTTCACCACATTCGGGGTGCGCTCAAGCGTGTAGTTGTAGTGTGCGGTGTTATAGCGAATCCGCCATTCGGGGTAGTGTTTCATATTGCTCAATTGCTTTAAAGATTTGATAAACGACTTGCGGTACTATAGCGTTTCCGGCTGCTTTGATTGATTCGTTTCGCCACTTAGAAAAGGTAATTCCGTCCAGTTGGGAGGAAAGCCCATCATTTCGAGAACAAATAGGGGATTGAGTTGGGAAGTTTTGCCAGTTGGATTTATATCCATTGCCATTTGTTTTAACGGGTAATGCAGATTGATTCCATTCTTTTTTTGCATTTGTTTCCTTTCCTGATACTTTTCCTGTGTCTGTGCTGTATTCCAATCGAATGCGCTCGGTGTCGGCAACATCCCCATACTCATTTTCATCGTTGCCGTTGCGTTGGTTGAGTCCATTGCTGTTGGGGTGGGGAGTAGGCCCCTCTGATAAATAAACCCCGATTGAACTTCCTGTGCAAGCGTTCCTGAATTCCCGAATTTCTGCTCCTTCTTGGTTAGGTTCTCCGAATACGAATCCATTGCACTTGGTGTTTTTAGCAACAAACCAAACCCTATCCCTTCTGTGGGGAGCGTTGACGGATACAGCTGGCAGTACATACGGCCATACTTCGTACCCCGAAGCTTCCAAGTCAGCTTGCACCTCGTGGAATACCAATCCCCCTGACCAATTAACAAGGCCGAGAACATTTTCGCCCACAACCCAACGTGGCTGAATTTCTCTAATTGCTCTAAGCATTTCCGGCCAGAGGTGTCGCTCATCTTCTTTTCCTTTTCGTTTTCCTGCACTTGAGTACGGTTGGCATGGAAAACCACCCGTGAGGATGTCAATCTTTCCTCTGTGAATAGTGAAATCTGTTTTAGTGATGTCATTGTATTGTATTGCTTTAGGCCAATAATGATGTAATACTTTTTTACCAAACTCATTCCATTCGCAATGGAATGAGTTTTCCCATCCCATCCATTCGGCTGCTAAATCAAAGCCGCCTATGCCGCTAAATAGTGATCCGTGTTTCATAATTAATCAAGATATAACGATCTTTTATTCGGGTTGTCTGAATTATTCCCAATCTTTGAAGGTAGGGGAAACATTAACTGAAATTGTTTTTCCGGCACCCATGCACCGCCAATGTAACGGTACCATTTGCCATCTTTCAGCCTTGCAGTAGTGTTAGTGCGTATGTCTTTGTTGCGGAGATATTGGTGGATGGTCATAAAGTACAAAATTAAGGGGAAGGTATAACCCTTCCCCGTGTGATTAGAATGGGAGATCGCCTTTGTAATGATTATCAACAGGCGGCATAGGCACTGCATAAATCGGAGTAACCTGCCTGTTTTCCGCAGGTACTGCTTGCTTGTTTTCCGCAGGCGCATCCTTCTTGGGAGCAAGTGTTACCTTGTTGTCAGTCCATACTACTGCACCGTTGCCAAAATAGGTCTTTGGTTCTTTCGATTCCCTTTGCTCCTTTGTCTGCGAAAGGTACAGAGATACATTCTGATTGTAGGCATTCGCTTCATCGTTTACTGCGATTGTGAAAGCCACTCCTTTGTCTGCTTGTTGCAGCAGTTGTTCCAATTTTGCCTTTGTGATGTAGGCATTGATTAGTGTTGCCATTGATTCGCCGGATAATCAGAGCCGGTGTGATTTAGAGCCATGTACGGGATTCGAACCCGTATCTCTCCGCTACAATGCGAAGGCGTTACCCAAGCCAGTATTCATTCCCGGTTACGCCAACATGGCTGCCGTGCTTATTTCAACGTAACTGCTACACTCGTGGTAGAAGTTTTTGTTGGTGGATAATGTGTTTCTACTTCGCCTGTTTCGGGATGTACTACTTGAATACCGGATGCAGGTAAAGGTCTATGATATTCTTCATATACCTTAATAGCAGAATTTATAGTTTTCTGCTTTTCGTACAACTCATTTAACGTACTATTCCCACATCCCGAATAATCATACTTCACCCCAACTTCACGGATGTCTATCTTTGCAGTGTGATACTGAAATGATTTGCCATGCTTCACGGCTTCATCCAACAGAATCGCTTTGTACGGCTCAAGTCCAGTTAGCTGCTTTATCACTTCCTCCGCTGACTTCAATCGCAGATGCAGTTCTAAAGGATTGATTCTGCCGTTGAGTACTTCATCGAAGATTTCCCGTACAAGTTGTGAGCGTTCTTCTTTCGTTGTGTGGTTGAATTTAATCAGTTCCATTGTCTTGTGTGTTTAAAAGGTTAAAGGTATTTTGTTGTTCTTCGGTCAGTTGGCATTCTGTACGAACCCAATCGTAAACGGTTACGGTACTGCCTTTGATACATTCGCCGTTTTGTATCTTAACGAGTGCT